CATATCCAATTGCTTGTTCATACTGAGGCGCTTTCCTATCAATGGCGCGGAAGCGCTCGAAGTTGTATACATTCATGTTAATAGCAGAGCGCTTGTTGGTACCATACATCATGGGAGCAGTTTCACGAGCAAGAGGGACATTCAATCGGACACGTTGTGAGCCATTCAAGTTGTTGGTTTCAATGATCTGATATTCAGGTTTGATTGTTACTCTCCACGAATGAGTAAGGCGATTCCAGATAGCATCTTCATAGGTGAGGGATTCGACAGGGATGTGAGCGGAATTAGTAGAGCAAATAACAATAGGAGAAGTGAAGAAACTGTTAGATTTGAGCGAAATATCAGCCATGTGCAAAGGATATGGGAAAGATCCAATCGAACGGATAATCTCAAAGAATTCCAAGTTAGGCGCAGCAGTACTATCTCTCATTTGTCCAAAATCATCAAACACAACAACAGATTGACCATTGTAACCTTCCCAAAATTCATTCTCAACACATCTGCAGAAAATTTGCTCCTCTACATTGTAAATTCCCAGCGCAGCGCACAAATCAGCAGCAATCATGTATTGCATCGTGGTTTTGCCAATCTGCGATTCTCCTACCAACCACACTGGTAGAGGCACAGCACGTACACCATCTGGGATGCCAAACGAAGACTCTACAAGAGATTTAATCTTAGCACACCTCTGAAGATCGCGTCTAATACCATCCTTCATAGCATTGTCGATTGCAGGGGCATACTTTTGAAGTAGAGCATGACCTCTACTCCAGAGTAACATCACATGATTATATCCATCACGAGTCTTGCACATACTTTTACATTGTTGGGGATTAGAGTACAATTCAACCTCAGCTTGCCACTGGGTAATCTCAGGAACACCTTCAGCATACAATTCACGATCATATCCGAAAATCATAATTGAAGCCTCAACATAAATTTTACGGAATACACCAAGCAAATAGTCGTTGATTTCAGACATCGATTTGATAGCACGAGGGAAGTTTCCAATTTTATTCAACCAAGCAGCAGGAGTATTGTCACGTC